CGGGAGTGCAGGCGCACTTGTAGGCATGTTGGGTTTCGCCAGAAAATCCGTCGGATCTTCACCTGTGAGGACGGCGATCTTCGCCAGAACCTTCTCGGAACGAGGGTCTCCGGTCTTCGCAAGCGCCTGATAGAAGTTGGTGAGCGATTCGATGCGTTTACTCACGTCCATGTTTTCGCCAGTCGTCACGAGAATCACGGTGGCTTTCACCATGTCGTAGAAACCATCCGGAATCGTAAGCACTTCGCCGGCGTTCTTGTTGATCTTCTCTGTAACTTTCGTACGAATGTGATCGAGGTCGATGATCTTGCCTTCCAGAATCAGGTCCATCGCGTTGCGATACACGTAGTAGTCGATGACGCGGTTGCGAATGGCCTCAAAACCACTCTCATCATTCTTGAAATAAAGCACGTGTTCTTTACGCTTCTCCTTTTTGAAAAGCGGGATAATCAAATCGTAGAACATGTCCTCCAAGAACAGACCGAAATTCTCCCGCTTCAAGGCGAAATATGAGTCGACAGCCTTGGAGAGAATCACGCCAAGACGGAACGGCGTGCCGGACGGCAAACCCTCACCGGTCGCCACTTCAAACGTGAACGATGTCTGGTCAGCATTCTGGTCGATTTCCTTGGCTGCATCGTCAAATTCTCCGACCGATTGCGTCGTCATGTTGACCTGCTTGAGCTCGCCACTCGGTGCGATCTTCAAGACGTCACCATCTTTCACGTCCCGGACCAAGTTCTGGCTAACATCGGGATCGGTGCTCTGAAAGATCTTCTTGGAAGCCCAGATAAGGCCTCGGCGCCGCATGTTCGTTACGACATTGCGGAAGATCTGGTTTTCGATATTCTTTTCAACTTCACCAACGCCAAGCCAACGGCCATCGGTACGCGCATAGTGCGCTTCGCGGAACAGACACTCCGTTTCCTCCAAGAACAGGATCGTACCCGTTTTGTTCTTCTCTTTCGTTTGATTCGACTTGTCTGGAGCGAGAATCGCCTGCACGTAGATTGAATCGGTGGCATTTCCCGGACGAGACGTGCCGTTCTGCCTGTTGAACCAGTCAATAGGCACGTAGCCATACCACTCGAACACGTTTGTCGTATCGCCGAACTTGAGAGAGAGCTTACTGATGTCCCAATCTTCGTATTCGCTCATCTCTTCATTGCTCATGTCGGCGTGCTCGATGATGGCGTAACGTGCACACTCGATCGACTTGGCATCCTGCTGGACACGGAAGGTCAGCAAATTCACGCGCTCGATGTAAGAACCAACAACCTTAGCCACACACGAGCCGTACTTCGAATAGTCACGGTTGAGTTCATTCAAAACCTTGCCAAAACGCTTCTCGCGCGACCATTTACGGAAGTCCTTGGCCGTGATGATTGCGTTGACTTCCGGCGTTCCATCTTCCGGCACAAACAAAAAGTCCTTCACGTCCATATCCGTCTGTTTCTCGGCAACCTCCTGACGGAAACGGACGATATTCAAGAAAAACTTGCGCTGACCTTCCGAGTCTGTCGAACCCGTCTCGAATTTCGAAGAGTGATAGAGTTCGATCAGGTTGATCGTGTCGCGTTGGGAAAATTTATATCCGCCGAATCTATTGCTCGTGTTGGACGTGCGAGCGAGCATGATGAAATTCCTATCGTAGTCCTCAATGTCTTTAGCGAGGCGGTCAAAGATGTTGAATTCCATATGTTAGTTGTATTCGGTTGCGGCGGAGTTTTGTGGACGATTTGGAGCAAGGAGTTCATCGAGGATTGTCTTCGGCTTCTCTCTCGGTCCGTAGAGCGCACGAGGTGGGAAGCTGGCCAAGGCGTAACGAATCGCGTCGAGCGCGTGATCCTTGCCGATCGGTACATTCAACAGATTACCATCCCTGTCCTTGCGCCACAAATAACCGCGATATTCTTTTAGCAGGTTGACGCTTCGCTTCGTGACCCAAATCTTCTGGCCTTGGACAAGCTGAATGCCTTGGAGCACTGATCCCGGTCCTTTGACCGCCGGAATCATACGAAAACCACTATAGGAGTTGATTTCGTCGATGCTCTTCTGTTCCGCGCTATCTCCAACCGTGATGGTACGTGGCAAAAGACTCAAACGATCATGGATTTCACGATTCGTGAGCCCGAAATCATAGAGAATCTCATCAAAGATGTAGCCGCCATTCCAGTAGTACACATCAACCGCGGCCGACGGGTCCGCCGTATAGCCAAAGTCGTGTCCTCGGCGCTCGAGACGGGCTTCGTGCGGGATCTCGTCGATCAGTTCCCATTTCGTGTAGATGCGTTCACCGGCTTCACCAATCAAACCTTGACCGTATACACGCCACCAAGCCTCATCATGCTTGTGAAGCTCGATTGCCTGTTTGATACGAGGATCGAGGGCTTCATTATCGAGATAGGTAAGAATCAGGTGGTCGATGTCATCCCGGACGCCAAGTAACTTCTGTTCAAACCAGAACTCCGTGACCGGGTTCCAGTCCATGATCGTGAATTCCTTGGTACGGATCTCCAACTGGTCAAAAACATCGTATTCCACCGAGTTGGCCTCATTGATGAAAAGGCGATCACGACGTGGACCGCGCACTTTGGCATCTTCATCCGCTCCAAAGAATTCGATGATGCTCCCGGTCTCGAAGGTGTAGATCGAATCCGTGGCATGCCACAACTTGTCCTCGTAGTAGTTGTGGGCTTTCAGGATATTCAAAAAATCGCGCATCGCGCCCTTGCGCAAATGCGGCATGTTATCGCTTACGATCGAGGTAACGGTTGGGGTTTTATCCGACTGCGCAAGGTGCGTCAGATACATCAAATTCGAAATCGTCTTGGCGGCTGACGATCCACCTTGGATCGCTCTAATTCTTTTCTTGAGCTGCGAGATCTTGAGCAGCGCTGTCGTTGACTGGTATGACATGGGAAAGAATCGGAGTCGGCAATGCCTTACCGTCCGAGGTTACATCGACTTTATCGCCAAACCTCTTTGGTTTCAGCCTTGCGGCAATCCACTTTCGGGTATCGACGCGCAAGCGAGAGCGATTGGTGACTTCCTTGTTTTCTACCTCATACTCCGTATTGCCTTTCGTGATCGTCATCAAGTCGTTTGATCCATCGTCAGCAATATCAAGCATCTCATCAACGAGAGCATCCGCGCTTTCTTCTTTCGCGCGTGTGTATTGGGCCAAGAATTCTTTGTTTGTCCTTAGCCAATTAAAAATTGTTGACTTACAAGGAAAGCGGTGATTTTTCTCTGTCTCTAGCCCACAAATAGTTCTAATGGACTTTCCTTCAGCCAAAAGAGCACAAATCTCATCCGCCAATTCCTGCGTGTACAGGCTAGGACGACCGACCTTCACCTCCTGTTTCGTCTCTGGTGAGTCCATATACACGCAGAATAGCAGATTTTGGCTCCTTACGTCTTCTGGAGATTGTCGACGGCGATAACCGTCTTTTTTCGGCCCACCAGCTTGTTATAGGCGACAGCGTTCGACGACACGGAAATCACGGCGCCACGCTTACGCGTTTTTCCTCCAAATGTGGTCATCCGGAATGATTCGATCACTCCGTAACCAATGCAGCGTTTCGTATGACTTGGCAAACGAACCTCCGTCTCCCAGTTTACACGATCACCGATCTTAAAAGTGGCTTTCGCCATATGGTTCAAAAGGGCAACATTTATGCGAAGCTGCCCAAAATTTCGCTTTCGGCTTTCGCCGTTGACGGGAGCCGGTCCGTTTCACGCATCCCGCGCGTGATACGCGATAAGGTCGGTGGCGGCTCCCCGCAACGAAGGCCGAACAGCTTAGAAAGATCACCGTTGATACATAGTCAGATGAAAGTCCCTATGTATCAGCGGCGACTCCCGAGGCCATGCTATCTCGGGTCTTGTTGGCGCTGAGAAATCGCGCTCGTGTCCGGGATCCCTCTACGCGACGCCTATGCGCCGCCGTGAAGAGGTGATGGGAGGTATTGGTGGTATAGCTTAGGCTCTCCGAACCGCTACTCCCCTGCGGTTCACTAGCCCATTAACCACCTTTCACCACCTCACGGCGACGGCCCTCTTACGAGAGCCAGTCAGAGTTTCCGCTTACGCGGCTTCGGCAGGGTTGAGGAATCGGAGTTCCTCGTAGTTCAGATCGAGGTCGCACACAAGAACATGCGCATGTCGGTCCGTCGGTGACTCGGCATCGAGCACAAGGCTCGGCGTCTCGATTTGGAGTTGCATGAGCAGCGCGACATGCTTGGAGCAGAAGCGGAAATGCGCAAGGCGCACGACCGCTTTCTGGTTATTCAGCCGCACTCTCATACGAAACCGTCTCCCCACATCTCGGGATCGTCATCGAAGTCGTCGTGGTAGACGACCGGTCTTTGGCGGTTTCGCCAGTTGGCCTCGAACACGAGCAGAAGCCAGTACAGGATGTACATGGTAGACCACCGATCCTTTCTGAAAGGTGCGTTTCACTGGATCCTCCACACGGCATTCGCCGTTTCCCCCACTCGTATGAGCCGGAACGCCGCAAAGCATTGGCTTTAGATTGGACGGTTTTTCTCCGTCCTACCCTACGAATGGAGAAAACGACGGGCATCCGCCTTTCCCACGGATGCCGGACGCGTACAGGCGCCACATTTTCTTTAATCGG